TAAGTTCTACATCTACCAAACGAGTACCCGAAGGCGCACCATCTTTGTCTGGATAGTTATCAGAAGGAAGGATAATATACCCTTGCTCGTTAAACTTAACATCCCGTAGGATTTGTTGTACACTACCCAAGAAAGAACGCTGGTCAGCACTAGCATCCGCAGATAGATATTCAGCAGGTACACGAGCAATAGGAATACCAGCTAGTTCACGTTCAACTGCAATAGCCTCAATAGATTGTAGATTATTTAAGTATGTGTAGCTAGTATAAGCATTTCGTAGGATAGACCTACCCGAAGGATCATTGTTGATTACAGTTGTTCTATAATACAGTGACTTCTTAGTAGGAATGAAGTGTTTACCGTCAGAGTATGCCTGTCCAGTGTCTTGGTACAGACCAAGGATGTCACCAGTCTTTTGGTCTACATCAAAGCGAGATACAGTCCAAGGAGCGCGTGATGCCAGCTTACGGACGCCAATACGACCATCAGGATACTTAGTGCGCTTCTTAGAATTGATTGTGTCTGTAGAATCTCTACGCTTGTAGACAACCTCAAACCAAGCAAATCCGAAACTAAGGAAAGATAGCGCCTCGCTAATATGGTCATCAAGTGTATGCTCCATGTCCTCTAGGATAGACTCTACAAAGTCAGCCTCAGCTTTAGCCTGATCCGTGTTGTCTACGGGTACTACCTTGAGGTCTACATCACGAAGGATTTGCTCTACAGCATAAAGGACAGCACCGATAGTGGCATCATTATCCCGCATTTGCTGGTAGGTACGAATAGCCTTCTTACCACGGAGTTCAGGCAGGAACTCATCTGCACGAATTTGACCGTTATGTGTATTTGAACCAGATACACCAAGAATGGCCTTAGCTTTACCTTCTGATAGGGTCTTGTCAACCATTACTAGGTTTCCTTTTTAATCTTGAAGGTCAGGCTTGATAACTACTGAGATGTAATCATTATTAGGGAATGTTTCTTTGGTGCCACCTGCGTAGATAACCTCAAACTCCGCTTGGTACATACCAGAATTAGCAGTATCTAAAGCTACCCAATCATATCTAACTTGACCTGCCTCAGCATCTACGATAGTAGCAGTAGAGTTTACAATGTTTCCATTGATGTTCCCCATGTAGAAATTAACAATCGCACCTGCAATATTGATAGCTACCCCGTTAGCGTCTTGTAGCGTGGCTAACATAGATGGGCTTGTGTCATTCTGTTTAACGTAAAACTTCATTATGCAGCCTCATTAGCGTTCTCTACTATTACTTTGTTCGGGGTGTTAGATGACAATACACAAAAGTTTATACTATTGACTACTGATACTATACTGTAAGACCTGTCAGATACGTGTACTGCCCGACCTTGTGCTGTGTCAATGTATCCTACACTTACTACAGGACTGCCTGTTACTACAGTAACCAAGGTTAGTTGGTGGACTTGAGTAATAACGGATAGGCTTACAGTAGGCTCTTGAGACACCACACCATTAGCACTTATGTCATGCGTTTGGGATAAATTCGAGGAACCTACAGAAGTCGCACCTGTCGTAATAGGTACAAGAGCTAAGCCTGTAGTTTCTAATACAATAGGCGAACCAATAACAGGAGGCTCTGCGTTGATGTTAGCAGCAGCTAATGAATGTGCTTGAGTTAAGCTTGACGGCGAAATAACAGGGAATCCTGTTGTCAAACCATCGGCTAGAAGAACTTGGTTTTGGGCTATAATAGGTGTGCCAACAACAGGAACCCCTGTGGTGATGGCTACAACAACTACTACATTACCTTCAGAGATATTTACAGTACCAATTACCGGAGCGTCTGTAGTAATACTAACGGTAATTATGGAATGTACTTGCGTAAAATCTGCCGAGTCTACAGTGGGTGAACCAGTAGTAATACCTAACAGGGAAAGAGTTGTAACTTCAGATACAATAGGCACACCAACAGAAGGCGTTCCTGTAGTAATAGCTGTAAGTGCTAGATCGTGTTCTTGAGTTAGATCAGAATCACCAACAGAAGGCGTTCCTGTAGTAATAGCTGTAAGTGCTAGATCGTGTTCTTGAGTTAGATCAGAATCACCAACAGAAGGCGTTCCTGTAGTAATACCTACACCAGTAAGAAGGTAAACAATCTCAGTAGATACAACCCCATCATCACCTAGTGGAGCAGAGGCGAGTGGGGAAAATCCTAGCATATTTTACCTCAAGGTTTGGTGGGCCAGATGACCGAGTATGGGAAACCTTCTTGCGCTGTTATACCACGAAGTGCCTGTCTGTAGGTAGCCCAAGCTGGGGACATGGTGTTATCGCTCAAGGCCATCCAGTCTGTGTCGGACAGTAGGCGGTCACGTTTTGACCGAGCCAGCATTTCCGCATCAGGGTCGAGGACAGAAGAACTAAGATTAGTTAGTTCGGCGTCAGTCATATCCAGAAGTGTGCCATTGACGAGTTTCTGCATGCTATGTCCTATGCGTTTTTCAAGCCGTAAATATAATAATGCCCGATTTGTGTGCTGTTGAAGCTGTAAAACTTTAACCCACCAAATGGTATAGCCGAGGGGCTTATAAAATTGTGGTTTGCAAAACAAAGGGCACTGAACGGCGTTGAGGCATCTTTCTCTAGTGTTTTTTCGTGAAGAAACGCCGTTTTTGAGTCAGTGGATAAGCTAAATTCGGCTTCATAAAACACATCGTTTCCGCCAGTAATTACTCCGTTTCCACAACCAAACCATTCATCTCTACCGCCAGTTGTATATCTAGCAGAAAGGGTTCCATTAAGTGAGTCGAGAACTTGAGAGTTATAGGTTAAAGTGGTGATGTCACTACCAGCGTCATTAATCAAACGTACATATACGGTAGGAGTTGAATTATACTGAATACCCCTGCCCACAATTTTGAGGGCGTTGTAGTTTACCATTGAAAGCCCCGTGAAGCTAATTGAGGATACAAATGATGTTGCATTTTGACTCGCAATTAGCTCGTAGGAGCCACCACCAGCCGCAGGAATGTCTTCAGCAGCCGCTGTAACGAACACCACAGCACTGCCAGTTAAGTTCAGTAGTGAACCTGTCGAACTTTCGTCCAACGTGCGTGTGAGGGTCGTACCAGACGCTGTGTAGGTGCCTGATCCAATTTCCCATGCCGTACCGTCCTCAATGACGTAGCGCACCACATCAGAGTTTACTACCCCAGCATCAGCAAAGGTCTGATAACCACTCTCGGCAGTGCCAAGGGTAATCGTGCCAGTGCCTGTGGTGGCGGTGGCGACTTTGGCTCTGTTTACGAGAGTGACCATTTAAGAAACCTCTTAGGCTGGATCATAATTAACACAGCTTATGCTGGGTCTGGGATACCGATTGCTACGGAAGACAGTGTGAAGGTGTTACCAGAAGTAACCGCTTGTGATGCAGAAAGAGAACCCGTAGCCAAAAGGCGAGAGTTGATAGTATCTACAATAGCGTAGTGAGTAGCTGTACCTGTACCTGTGACCGAGCCATCGGTGATAGCTGCAACAGTAACTTCACGGCCACCACCAGCACGGTCAGCAGGCGCACCAATACTTAAGCTGGTAGAGTTACCTAGTGTATTAGTGCTTGTGGCTTCTGCATATGTAGTAGCCTCAATAGAGGTAATATCAATACGGTTAGCTTCAGTGTCTAGGACCGTAAGGCCATTATCGAACACCCGATCATTAAGAGTAGCCATTATTTGTTTCCTAGTCCTTTTGCGTTACTATAGGCCAATTTTAGTTCTGGTTTAGCATAACCATTAAGCATTAAGTCCGTTAAAGCCCATACCATAGCATCTAATCTATCAGGAGAGCCAATAGAACCCAAAGGTTCCCAAGTTTACCAACCCTTGTAAGAGTTGCTCTTTGAAGTGTTTAACGAGGCTTCTAGTACCTGTAAGTTCCAAGGTACATGTAAACCACACACGTTAGTTCCGTTTAAAGGTACTATATGGTCCACGTGGTATTTAATGCCGCATACCATTTCTAACTTTGTCGCTAACGAGTAAAGAGACTTACAATCGCTTATTTGTTGGGTAGATAGCCATTTTGGTGTTGCATTCTGCTTTGATGCTCGCCTACAAGCGTTTTTGTTGTTGTAGTACGCCTTACCGTGGTCCGACTTCCTGTGTCGTCTAGCCTTGGCTTTGACGCTATCAAGATTATTTTCTACCCAGACCTTAGATAGACTGATCTCTTTATCTCTATTCTTAAGGTAGTCTTTTTTACGCCTACTTGACCTACAAGCCTTACAGTGTGATTGCAACCCATCCGAGCGTCCAGAACTCTTTGAGAACGAAATTCTGTCTTTTGTACTGTCACAGCTTGGGCAATATTTCATTAACACAATCCACTTGCATTACTATAGGCCAATTTTAACTGGGGTTTAGAGTAGCCTTTAAGTGCAAGCTCTGTGACCGCCCAGACCATAGCATCATATCTATCAGGCGACTTGTGTTTACCCATTGGTTCATAGGTAGTCATCTGTGTCTCAAGCTCTGTAAGGCTTGCTTGAGGGTCTTTAGGGTTTCTGATGTGCTTTACCTTACCACGCTCGTAGAGGGCACTGACAGGCTCTGCCCTAGCGATCTTGGCTGATGACGCATGTACACCTTTGAGGGGGATGTTTTCGTCTACTACACGGAACAGAGGTGGGATCATATCCTTACCTTGGTTGCTCTCGTAGATCAGTCTGTCACAATCAAACTCGTAGAAGAGTTCAGCAGCACGTTTACCCCATACTTCAGGGAGTGCCTTCATTGTGTAGTCACCGAGAATGTAAACAATACCATTGATGTCAATACCTGCATGGACAATACCAGTCATGTCAGATTCTACGTTAGCTGATACCGCGGGGTCTACTGCGATGATACTACGAACTAGGGTGGGAACTTCATCTAGGGATATTTGACTGTTGTCAATCATCTCCAAAGTCCATAAAGACCCTTCATTCTCAGTGAGTACCTCAGCATAGATTTCCTGCCTACCTAATCGGGTACCTTCGTACTCTTCCCTGAGCTTCTCAAAGAATGTATCTGGAAGGTTATCATTCTCGTAGGATGTACCAGTAGTAACCGTAGTAGTTGGGTCTTTTACTAGTTTACGTACGAGGGTAGTAGACTTTGGTGTAGTAGTAACACAAACTACAGGTTTCTTACCTAGACGCAAACAAAAAGATAGCATATCCCAAGTATCTTGATCGTAGGCCCAAGCTGCTAACTCATCTGCCCACGCACAACTAAACTGGGGGCCACGTAGACGTTCAGGCTCTTGTGCGCTATAAAACTCTACACGAGCTATCTCAGGTTGGGAGTGATCCCCGTTCTTGTGCCATGTGAGCGTTCTCTTGGTTGGCGACCATAAAGGGTAGCCGATAAGCTCTCCCTTGTGGTTCTTATCGCCCTTCCAACATAAGGCTAGGAACCCTGAGTCGCCCTTAACCATAACACGTTCAATATCAGAGTTAGTTGCAGCTACAGCAGCGATACGCTTATGTCCTAGCTTAACTTGTTCTCTTACCCATTGTACACCAGTCCATGTCTTACCGAAGCCTCGACCACAGTTTAGGAACCACACTCGCCAGTCACCATCAGGGGCTATTTGCTTAGGTCTGGCTAGGAACTTGTAACTGTACCTGAGTTCTTCTGCTTGTTTGGGTGTTAGCTGCTTGAGTGCTGCTAGGGCTTTCTCTTTAGGGAGGCTACGAAGTTTGTCCGCTGTCAGTGTCACTCTCAGACCCCACTTTCCTAACATTCTCCTCGAACAAGAACTCTAGGTCTTCTTTCATAAGGAAGATGCTTGTCTCTAGGTAGTCCCTTCCAAGGTTCAAAGCTAAGTATCGCTTACCATCGGGGGCCTCTTTACGGACGAGCCTAAAGTCTAATTCTGCATCACCCATCTTCGTCCTCATCTAACCCTAAGAACTCTGCCAACTGGTCAATAGCACTAAGGTCTTCATCTGCACTATCCTGCTCAACTTCAATGTTAGTGCTAGTGGGGGACCAACCAGCCTTAGAACGAAGGAACAACTCTTGTGATGGGAAGTGACCAAACTCACCCTCGTACTTAGCACGTTTAACTACAAGACTACCAATCTCCCCTGCAATCTCAGCACGAGCAGCATCTAGGTCTACCTTGTAGTATGAGTAGAAGGTATTAAGCGACTTAGGGGCATCATTGAAGTTAGACTGAACCTCACCTACAATGTCCTTAACAGATACACCCTCCTTAGTACGCTTACGCACAAGGTCAGCAATCTTCTTGTTCTTACCTAGCTTGTTAACTGGTGCGCCTGCCATTAGGGTGATCCTTTAGTGTTATAGTGTCCCACCCGCATGAGATTATACCTACGGGGAAACATGTCCTCTGCCGTGGCTCTCATGGGGTGGTATTAGTCGAAGCTAATGCTTCTTGTGTTCATTAAGGTTATACCTTCTGTATTGTAGCTACAAAGAAGGAGTAAATAACCTATGGTGGTAGACAAGGTGGACACCTAAGTGTGTAGCTACAAACAAACCATAGAGGGTAGACAACATAGGTCTGTACCTAAGTTCCCACTATCGTCTTAAACTACATCAAGATTAAATCACCTAACAGTCTACACACTTAAGGTAATACTTAGGTTCTACACTATAGTATGTAATAACTAACAAGTTGATCAACTTAATAGCTACATACCTAAGTTACTACCTATGTTCTAACTTAAGTCTTGTTTCTTATTGTGTAGTTACATGTTGGTGTTTCGTACTTAAGTGAGAACCTAATCTTAAACACGTAGATATCCTAGTGTTCCCCCCTACCCCCCTAAGGAGGTATCTTACTTATATATACGTACTTTTTTTGTAGTTATACAAGGGCTGAAACCAAAGTATTTTCACACTTTCTGGTAAGTCTTTGATAAGCAACCAAAGAATTATTATCACGAATTGTTACAATAGTGTAA